GGCGTGACCTCGATGCTGGCGACCTCCAACTGGAACTGCTGGTAGAACGTAACCGCCGCGCCGCCACCTTCGCCTTGGTAGACCTGCTGCGGAACGCCCATCGCCGTTCCACCAGTACCAGAAAGGAACTGGATGTCGTTGGACATCATCGGGCGGTTCTTGTCCACCGAGCCGGCGAGTTTGTTCAGCGCGGAGGCCGAGATGGGCTGTCCTGCGGCGAATGAGCCGTCAAGCGAACCGCTGTTGAATCCAGAGATGGAACGCATCAGAAGCCTTCAATCCGAGGATAGATATCCTTATCCCAGCCGGAGATGCCGGAGAGCATGAGGTCAGCCGTGACCTTCCAGATACCGCCGAACTGCTCGACCGAGCAGGAGGTGATCAGGAAGCCTCGGTTGATTTTGGCAAGGAACTGCGGAATGTAAATAAACGAGCCGCCGTACATCCCAGTCGCCAGTCCTTTGTAAGATTCAGGGAGCTGGTAAAGATTGCCGTTCGTATTCCATCCGACATAAGAAGCGAAACCGACTGCGGTCTGTTCGTTGTTCACATAGAACAGGCAGCGCAGGGTGTTGGACGGCTTGTAGTAGTTCTTGATGCCGGCCTTGATGTTGATGTTGTTCGGGAATTCCGATGCGTTCTGGTTAGGCAGGAATCCGACGAACTGCTGGCCTTGGGTCGCACCGTTGTTGGCCACCTTCGGCGTCCAAAGTGCGCGGTTGGGGTTTTTGGTAACGTCTTCTTCCCATCCTCCGACAGGGGGGAATCCTGCGAGTTTATTAGAAAGTTGAGGTGTGCCGGTGGGGCATAGGACGTCGAGGAAGTTGGGGTGGTGTTCGATAGGCTCGGATGCCGTCGCACCAGACATGACTACCTGCGTGATTGTCTTCGTGCCGCTGTTGACGTTGGGGTCGATGCCGCAGAAATCGGCGGTGACCGTGACTACTTCAGCCTTTTCGTAGACGTAGTTAGCCTTCCAAATCTTGAGCTGTGCAAGGTTGCTGGGAGTGATTGGTCCAAGCAAACTTTGCAGGGTCGTACCCTTTGCGAACTTCGTGGTGAAAGTTGAGATTTGGCTGGCAGTCCACTTGAACTTAATCTGTGCCTGGAGCAGCCCGAAGCCGTCGGCCTCTACCTGCCACCCGGGTTGGGCGATAGGTTCAATGAGATTAGAACCGTATCTGATTAGAGATGGGGAAGCCATTATCGTGTAAGGTCGTCTGCGGTGCGCGGCGGCGGAGTGTCCTTCGGCCTGGTGTGTTCGGCGGTGGCCTCGGTGGCCGTTGCGATTCGTTCAAGAGGGGAGAATGCCACGGCTCCGAAGATGTCGCCGCCAGCCATCTGCTGCATCTGGGAAGCCGCGCCGGCTTCGGACATACCGAAGGGGGTCAGGACTTTGCCTTTTCCCTTGAGCTGCTTTTCAAGTTCTTTCCTAGCCTCATCCCTCTCGTCTTCATCGTAATAACGCTCAAGGACGAAATCGATGATTTCCTTGTTCGTCATGTGCTTGGGAGCGTTTTCAATGACACGCTTTGCCTTGTCTTCTTTAGACTCAAAAGGATTCCAGAAACCTTTAGAAAAAATGTTTTTTACATCAGACTGAAGTTTTTCGATTTCCTCTAGAAAAGTACCAACAAGATTAATCAGGATATTCTTACCAGTCTGATACCAGTTGCTCAAATCTTGACCAGTTCTGCCCAATGCACCTGCTGCTTCGTCTCTTACCTTAATGTAAGGTTTCGCAGCCTCTTCGACCGCCTTCGATCCAGACTTGATGATCGGGAGAAGTTCCTTGAACGAGTCGCCGAACATCTTCGTGCCGTAGTAAAGCAGCGTGGCTTCGTCCGTGCCGGCGGCGTAGGCGTCGGCCAAGGCCATCATCGCCTTCTGGTGATTGAAGGTACCGCTTGCCACCTCGTCCATCCCGATGCCCATCTTGGCTAGGATATTGGTCAGCTCGCCGCCCTTGATTCGGACTTCGCCCATGCGGCGCGTGAACTCCGTGAATGATCCGGCAATAGACTGAAGGCTTACACCGAAGGCCGAAGCAAAGCCTTCCATGTTGCTCAATTCCTGAATAGAAAGACCAGTCTGAATGGACAGTCGACGAAGATTCTGGGCATAGTCTGCCAGTTCCTTGATTTTTCCGATGACCGCAGTAATAGCACCTCCGAAGGCGTCTAAAAAAGCACCGATCATCCCGCCGATAGGGCCACCTAGAAGGCTTCCTACGCCCTGTGCGGTGCCGAGTTGATTAGCGGTGGCCTGAAACGGATTCTTACCCGCCTGGACTGCACCAGAAAGACCCCCCAACGTCTTGCCGGCGTTGGCGAGTCCTTTCTCCAGCTCGCTCTGGTCTAGTCCGATTGTTACAGATAGGTCGGCCATCGGTGTCAGGGTAGGTTGTTCGCCTTTTTGTAGGCTTCAATACGGGCGTCGAAATTCTCTAAATCTTTCTCTTCCTCGGTGGAAAGGATTTCCAGCTTGGCCCCGTTGTAGATCGCGCTGGCGACGGACATCCAGACGGCCTCGCCCTCCGGCATCGTCCAGGCTTCCTCCAGGCTGACGCCGTTGCGGCAGAGGTTGGCCACGCATTGGAGCGGGAACGGGATTGGGTCGTACTTCTTCACGCCCTCCTTTTCTTCCTTCTTCCAGAACTTGGGGTAGGACAGGGAGACTTTGATGCATCCGAGGATCGTACCCACGCAGTGCGAATAGTACTTCTTGCTCATCGTCATCCGTGCGACGTACAACTTCTCGATGTAGGACAGGGGACGGGCCATCTCCTCCTTGTCGTAGGTCGATAGAATCCGCGCTGCCATGACGACCTGCACGGGGTCGAACTTGTACTTCTCCGGGTCGAGGAACGGAGACTGGATGGCCTCCAGCGCGACCCGGTGACGGAGGCAGAAAGGACGAAGCGTCCTGCCGCACACCTTGTTCTGGCGGGGCAGGACGGTCGTAGCCTGTAGGTATCGAGCATCCATCTTGGATGCCGCCCTATTAGGCGATCTCTTGGTACTTGACGCCCTTGATGGTGACCTTGCGGAAGTCCTTGTTCGTACCCTTGTCTTCAAGGGACTTCAGAATCCATTGAATACCGAGGTAGGTGAACTGGGTGCCGATTTCCGGGGTTTCGCCAGTCTTCAGGACGCCCTCAAGGGTGATTTCCTGAAAGAGGTCGTCCAGGCGGTCGGTGATGACACGGCCTTCTTCGTCCATGACTTCGACGTCGATCTTGAAGCTCTGGGAGAGAGAGTCGGACTGAAGGGTCGCATAGGTGACCGTACCATAGAGTCCGTAAAAGTGTGCTACGCCGTAATCGATTGCCATAGTCGTATGGGTTTAGCCAAGTGTCAAGGGGACGGGGGCATGACGCCCCAGACGGTGTATTCCAGCACGTTGCCGTAGCGACGCTGGCTCATGCCTTCCTCGTCGTTCTCGATCCACAGGTCGTACAACTGGCCGTCCGTGGAGGGGTTCCAGAGGGCTTTCAAGGCCGGCACGTCGCGCATGGCACCGATGACCTCCACGACCCGTGCGCGGTGGGTATCCAGCGTCTCGTCGTCGGCAGACGAGTATATGTAGAGTTTCAGGCTGGCCTTGTAGTTGCCCAGCGTCTTGGAGCCGAGGTCTTCGATGTTGCTGCTGGACTCGGCGTGGGCGATGATGATTGGGATGACCCGGATGTCGTCGGTAACGCCCTTATGCACGGAGACGCCTGGGAACAGCGGCTCAAGGTAGTCGGCCACCCTCGTTTCGAGGACGGTTCGGAAACTGAAGAAGGGAGGGTTGGGCATCAGGGTGTGTTGGTAAGGGATAGGTTGAACCCGCCTTGCAGCCGGCGAATGACTTCGGCCAGTTTACCGTGATTGCGCGGGGCTTGCAAATGCTTGAGCATGGCCACCCGCATGGCGAAGGCACGGTGGTTCATGGCCATCCGCATGAAGTGGTAGCCTTGGCTATAGTTGCGGCCTACGGTCGAGCCGAGCTTGATGACGGGGTCTGGGCCACCTAGCCTCGGCTGGTAAATAGACGTGCTTGCACCCTGCCGGCTAATCCAGGCTGACGTCGGCATGGGGCGTAGTTTCAGGCCGGCGTAGTACCAGCCAGACTTGAGTTTGCCGACGCGCTGCTGAACCCGCTTGATATAGGACTCGACCGGCTTCCAGTCGTCCACGAAGTACTTGTCCGTCTTTGAAGTCTCGTAGACCTTGTACGACGGACTGCCGCGCCGACGTTCGTGGATTGACTTGATGCGTCCTTCGTTCGTTCCAAGGATGAACTTGGCCGTGCTAGACCTAGTGTTACCCATGATACGCTTGAAGTAGTCGAACTCGCCTTGGCCGATGATGCCCCCACGGTCACGGATCATCTGGAAGACATAGCCGGGGTCGGATACCTGCGGCAGTTTCATCTTGGCCCTAGCCCAGGCCGAGAAGACGCCGATATTGCTCTGCGCGGCGACGCCGGCGGCAGGGGCGAAGTGCAGCGGGGCGAAAATCTTGCGGACGTCACGGCTGACGGCATCCTGACCTTTCTTCTTGGCCTTGCTTCCAAAGCCGCCTTCTCCGCCTTTCGTGATCGACGGCTGGGAGCCGGAGAACGGGGGCGTGAAGTCGCACATATCCTTGGCGAATAGGCCAGCCTGCTGCTTGACGACGCCCTCGATGCTCTTACGCATGACCAAGGCGTACAAAGCCAAGTGCTTGGCGAACTCGGTGTAGTCTACCTTGACGCCCTTGGCGACTGTGACCACATAGGCCATTACTGAACCTTGGTCTGAACCTTGACGATGACCCAGGCGGAGGGGGTGCGATCCGTCACGGTCATAATGCGGAACTCCTGACCCCCGTAGGCCACGATGTTTCCGAAGGCGATCAGCCCCGGGTTGGCGGCGGCGTCAGCTCGCAGGAACTTCATGTCGAACGAGGTCTGGTTCATAAAGCCCCCCGTTTCCAAGTCCTGCATGATGGCCGGCTGCGACATCAGCGCGTTTAAGGCTACTGGCGTCCCGCCTGGGACGTTTTTAACGG